CTGGTGCGATAGCGCAGTTGGCGGATGGGTTGGGGTTCCCGGCTGATTACTAATCCCTGCCCATCACTTACCAGCCGTTCTTACACGGCCAACTCACGCTATGCGAGCGAGCACTTCCCGGCCGATGAACTCTGCGACTTGTGGCACGACTGCGTTTCCGAGACATCTAAGTCTGTCCACCCGAGTGGGAAACCCATGAGCCACTCGACCCACATCGGGTTCAGCGGGCCAGTCCAGTCGTGGGGTTCGAGGCAGTCCTGGCACACGTTGAGCGGCTTTCCGTCGTCGTCGAACGTGACCAGCGTTCCCTTCGGTCCCGGCCACCGCTTGTCGCCCACCGCTGCCCTCTGCACCGCTTCCGGCAGGTTGATCCCCCGATGCTCCCAGTCTTTGCAGTGCTCCCGTTTCGTCGCACCACCGCCATCGCTGCTCGTGGGTGTGGGCCATGATAAAGACCCTTCCTCGACGGTGCGGTGCACCAACGGAGGCAGCTGGGACAACGTGCCATTCCGATTCGTACCCGATGGTGGCAAGGGCCGCGAGGATTCCGCTGAACGTGCGGCCTCGATCATTGCGGAGAAGCATGGTGGGGTTTTCTGCCACAAACAGCCTTGGCTTGAGAGTCGCAATAACCCGGAGGCACTCGCCCCACATCCATCGCTCATCGTCGGCTCCTTTCCGATGGCCCGCTTGGCTGATCGGCTGGCACGGCGGCCCGGCACAGATGAGATCGACCGCCCACTCGTCGGCATCGTCTGGCGGGAAGGTCTGCACGTCGCCCCATCGCGGGGTGCTCGGCCAACGCTTTGCCAATACGCTACTGGCGTAGCGGTCAATCTCTACTTGCCACTTGCACACCATCCCGGCACGTTCGAGGCCCAGGTCGAAGCCGCCGATCCCGGCGAACAGCGACCCAAAGGTCAATGGCTTCCGTTCCATCCCCCGAACATACTCGCGGAGTCCAATCTGGAAATGCCCCTCACGACCGCATCTAAGGTGAGTAGCGCACTGGACATGATCCCGAAATCTGTTTCGGGATCATCACGCCTTTGCCCTGTTTTGCAGGGCGCACACATGCGCTCTCTTGTGGGCCTAGCGCACCTACGGCGCGACGGGCCAAGGGATCGGCCCCTCGCCTGAGTAGACGCTCGGAAGATCGCGGAGGGCCTGTCGATAGGTGGCCCATGCGGCCCGCTGCGACTCAGTGAGCGGGGAGTCGGCTGCCTGGGTGTAATCAGTCAGGCCCATGAGCAGGTCGCGAACGTGGCGCAGGTAGGCGAGCCGGTCGCCCTCCGGTGCGGGCCTAACGGCCAACTCCGCGAGCAGTTGCCGAACAAGACGCGGAGGCTGCGGATCGACGGTGTAGCAAGATTGGCCGCCCGCCATGCTCGCGTTGCTGGCAACGCCGAAAGCGTAGAGGTCTTCCCATTCAATCGGTGGCGTTTTCATTGTGCGGTCATCCACATGTGACGCGAGACATAGAGGCGCGTTGCTGCGCTTGCCGTGTTGCCGTTCGTAGCTTCGATGGCAATTCCGCTGCCGCTCGCTGCGTTGAGCAGGTCGGTGGTCGGCCCGCCGGTGCTGGTGTATGCGGTGTCGTTAACTAGAGCCGTGACAGTCCCAGCCCCGTCGCTCGTCAGCAAAATGTCGTAGTACTGCACAGTCACATTCAATCCGGTGTCGGTGCTGGTCAGCGTGGTTCCGTTGTGCGCCAGAATCCAGAGGCGGCCGGTTGTGTTCTGTGTTACGCCGCGTATTTCTATGCCAATTCCCTGCTGGTCCAACGTGCCGAGCGTCGTTACAAGTTTTTTTCCAAACTGCACGCGCGCCGTTGAAGTGGTCGCAAAAAAACCACCGATGGCAACGCGAAACGCGAACGCTACAGGCTTGCTCCACGACCAGTTACATGAACCGCCTCCAGCGGCCTGCCCTGAGGGCGTGTAATACTGTGCTGTCTCAAAAGACCACCCGCGATAAATCGCCGTCGCATTTGCGGTTGCGAATCCGTTGTTTGCGGTCAACAGCAACGACTCAACCGAAACGCTGCCCTGCGATCCGCTGACCGTGATATCGCGCTGGTTCTCGGACAGGTTGACAAGTTTCCAAATCTTCGACTGCCGCAGGACGAGAGCTGGCGTGGATAGCACGTTTGCCGTGCCGTTCATGGATTGCGTGGCCGTTGCTGTCGGCAACCTCGCAACGTCTAGCGTTCCGCTGTTCATCGCACTGGCCGCAATGGCAATCGACGTAGAGCCTGCCGCCGTGAGCCTGCCATCGGCTCCAACCGTGAACGTGGCAACAGACGAGGCCGAGCCGTAGGAGGCGGCGGTAACGGCCGTAGCCGGGAGTCGGGCCGCGTCCAGCGTGCCGCTCGTCAGGTCAGATGCGCTATGCGTATGAGAGAGGGGCTGGAATTCTGTCGGGCGGCCGGTGATGCCATTCCACGACGTTGTGCCGGCAGTGCCGGTTGCGCCCGTAGCGCCCGTCGGGCCGGCCGTCGTCGAGGCCGCGCCCGTAGGCCCGGTTGCGCCCGTGACGCCAGCCTCGCCTTGAACGCCCGTTACGCCAGCTACGCCGGCAGCGCCAGTCGGCCCGGTGATTGAGTTGCCTTGCGGCCCAGTCGGCCCGGTAACGCTTGCGCCGGCTGGCCCCGTGACGGTCGATGCTGCGCCTGTCGCTCCGGTTGGCCCGGTGACAGACAGCCCTCGCGGCCCTTGCGGGCCGGTGACGTTTGATGCCGCCCCCACGGCGCCTGTCGGTCCCGTGATCGCCAGTAGGTCGATCGTCGGGGCTCCCCAGGTGCCGCCAGCCTTCGGGCCGTAGAAGTCTGCCGAGGCCGTGTCGATGTACCAGTCGCCGTTTTGGCCGAGCACTGTCGGCGGCAGGCCGTTGCCGGCCAGGAGTGTCGCACCTCGAGTTCCCGTCGGGCCGGCAACCGTTGATTGCGGGCCGGTCGGTCCCGTGACGGTGCTGGCGGCCCCCGTGACCCCGGTCGGGCCTGTTGGCCCTGGCTGCGTGGAGACGGAGCCCGTCGGACCCGTGGGGCCAGCCGGGCCGCTCTCAAGCTGAATCCCAAACCCCCACGATCCGCTGATCTTCGGGCCGTAGAGCACGCCGTTCGTCTCGTCGAGCCAGAAGTCGCCAGCCGCACCGAACGCCGCCGACGGAGCACCGGAGCCGGAGTAGAACTTCGCGCCGTCTTGGCCGGCCGGCCCGGTCGCCCCCGTCACGCCGCTACCAGGCCGCCAATCAGCTCCGCTCCACGCCAAGATGCTGCCCGTCGCCGGGGCGGTGGCGTTGACTGCACGCCCATGCAGTTGTGTTGCATTACCGCTGCTCGGGGTCGTAATTGAGAAAAATGGCATTGTTGTTGATTTTTGTGGTGAACCTTGCAGCGTCAAGCGTCTGGGAACGGGGCCGCAGGCGGCGCGGTGGCACCGACCGCGCGGCCCTGGAGCTGGGTGGCGTTTCCGGACGACGGCGACGAGAGGCTGAAAAAAGGCATGGCTATTCTGCTTCCTCCACCAACGTCTCCAGTTCACGCACCCGCCCGAGATACGCCGCGACCAGGGCGTGAGCCTCCGCGATCGCCAGCGGAAATACGGAGTAGCACCGCCAGACGCAGTACGCGCCGATCGTGGAGCAGAGTAGGAGCTCGAGCGTGTGTCTCATTAGCTAGTGATCGAAGCAGGCGGCGTGAAGGAGTTGCCGCCAGGGTATCGACAATTTGCCGTGACAAGGACTTCGTCTATGTATCCAGACCAGCAAAAATTACCATTTTCGTTCAACGCGCCGATTGTTAGCGGGCCGCTCGCAGTGCTTCGCGTTCCACTTCCTGCGGAAAAGTTTGCCGATGCTCGCTGAACACCATCGCGATACAGTCGCAGCACGCCATTGTCGCGAACAACAGCGAGATGTACCCATTGGTTTGTGGCAAGCGCAGCTGAATCTGACACGGAAAGAAAAGTAGCCGCGGAAGTGTTGTAGATGCTGAACAGTGCGACATTTCCTTCTGCGCCAGACATTTTGAGAAACGCCCAATTGCGCCTATCGCTTTGATTGTCTCGGCACACTATGCCCTGGTACAGTCCGTTCGCAATGCTATATACCCAGCACTCAACCGTGAAATCGGCGCTCGTGATGTCCCACTGGCTTCCGCTGCCGTATGTGATTCTGTTTGTTGTGGAGCTGTTAGCTGTAGTCGCTGATCGCACTAGCAAAGACTGCGCGCCGGACTTTACCTGTGCGCTTGACAGCGAGACGCCAGACGCCGTTTGGCTAGCAGTGAGGTTTTGCGCCAAGTCGGAATAGTCGGTGTCGAAACTGACCGCTAGGATTGCGCCAGATGGCAAGCTAGGTACAGTCGGCCACGTCCCCGCCCGCCGCATGGCCTCCGCCTCGCGGAGCGTCCACACGCCGCTCGCCGCAGAATGTGGTGCAGACGCTGCCGGGACGCGATTGAACCCGATGTATCCTGCCCTTGGCCTGCTCACGCTTCAACCTCCGGCAGATCGTCAACCGTAACAGTTGAGGCGTGCCAGCCTGTTTCATCGCGCACGGCCTCATCCTCAAACCACTGCGCCGGGTCGGTGCGAGTCGAGCCGTCGGCCAGCCGCACACGGAACGGCAGTTCGGGGTGGGCCACGCCGTTACGGTCGCGGAAGCAGGGTTCGCCTATGTTCACGACAGTTCCTTCCAGCTTGCGATAACGTGAAGATCGTCGGCCGCTGACGCGGTGGCGTAGATTGACTGGGCCTCCATCAGCGACAGCGGGTTTTCCTTGCTGATCACGATCAGCGTCGAGTCGGCAGGGACGGTGACAGTGTGAACAATCTTCGTTGCCGTGCCAGTGTTCGTGGCGCTCGCAAACAGATCAATCGTGATGTCGGCCGCGTTGGTGCCGTCAACATTTGCGACGATGAGCGATTCGAGTAGATAGGCCTTGCCGCTGCTCGCGGCGTTGCGCACAACTTGCGTTGCCGATGTGCCAGTAAGGCCAATAAGAGCGTTTCCGACAAGGACGCTTGTCGCGGATGCAAGGTTTGGGTTTGCCATGAGTTGCCTATGAAAGTGCGAGGACAAGGCCGATTGAAACGCCGCTGGCGCCGGCTGCGCCGGTCGGTCCAGTTGGCCCGCCGGATGGGCCAGTTGGGCCAGTGATAGTGGACGCTGGTCCGGTCGGGCCTGTCGCCGATGGGCCTGTCGGGCCAGTAACCGCCGGCCCTGTTGGTCCCGTGGCCGATGGGCCTGTCGGGCCAGTAACAGTCGATGCCGGCCCGGTGCTCCCTGTCGCGCCGGTAATTGAGTTGCCTTGCGCGCCGGTCGGTCCTGTGATCGTGGACGCCGCGCCTGCGCTTCCCGTCGGTCCGGTAATTGAGTTGCCTTGCGCGCCGGTCGGTCCTGTGATGGTTGATGCAGGTCCGGTAGCGCCGGTGACACTAGCGCCAGTCGGCCCCGTGATAGTTGACGCGGCCCCAGTCGGGCCTGTGATTGAGTTGCCCTGCGCGCCGGTCGGGCCTGGGGCGGCCGTCACAAGCACGCCGCCGATGTAGAAGGTGCTTGCCGTTGGGCCGCTCGTAACGACCGGTGCAGGGCCGGTCGCGCCAGTCGGACCTGTGACCGTTGATGCCGCACCCGTCGGGCCAGTCACGCTTGGCCCAGTCGAGCCCGTCGATCCCGTCGAGCCCGTCGGGCCTGTGACTGCCGATGCGGCACCTGTGGCACCGATGGCGCCAGTGACCCCGACTGGTCCGGTCGGCCCGCTCTGCAACAATAGGCCGCTCCCCCAAGCGCTATTGGCCTTTGGCCCGTAGAGCACTCCGGCCGAGCCGTCGATGTAGAAGTCGCCGCTGCGGCCGATGTTGGTGGCCGGCCCTGTGGTTCCCCAAAAGATCCTTGCCCCGTCAGCACCATTTGGGCCTGCAGGCCCGGTGACGCCTTGCGCCGCACCCCACGACGAGCCGTTGAATGTCAGCACCGTTCCCGTGGCGGGGGCGGTGACGTTGATGGGCTGCCCCTGCAGTTGCGTGGCGTTGCCGCTGGTCGGTGATGTAATGGAGAAGAAAGGCATCGCTTACTGCTCGAGCGTATGAATCCTGCGAACTTTGTGCCGCCTGTCGGCCCATCGCCAAGCCTGCTGGCCGCCTCCTGGCACCGACACCATGTACGTCTGCGTAGCGCCTCCCTCGATCAACGTCACGCGATCGCCAACCTTCGGATCGGCTGGCAAGTCGTCTGTGTTGATGAAGAAGTCTCTCGTTTCCATCCTCACCATTTGGCCGGCTGCGTCTATGGTGTCCCACCTGCCATCCGCGATCGTCGCCAAGCACGTGCGCGGCACGAGCGAGCCGACGGCCGCGTAACTGACCGAAACGGACAAGTGCTGCCGCCGCACTTGGTCGAACCATGCCGAGCCTGCCGCGATCATGTCAGCCACAATGCACCTCGATGGAAACACGGCAGGGCCGCGCGGCGGGCTTGGGCCTCACGCCGCGCGACCACTGCTTGCGTGGGGATCAACTACGCACCGGGAACGAGCAGCACGTCCACCATGTTGTCGGTGGCCGACGCGGCCTTGGCCGCATAGCCCATCGCGGTGCCGGTGGCGCCCGTCACGGCCTGGCCGTTGAACAGACTCACCTTCGCCCCCTGGGCAATGGCAGTTCCAGCCCCAGTCGGCTTGCCGATCGAGAACACACCCTCGACGTTGAGGGAGCCGAGCGTGTTGGCCGCGATGGGGCTTGAAGCCACACCAACGATCGCGCCAACTACAACGGCGTCACCGGCCGCAACTCCGGTTGTCGGCGTGTAGTCAATCAAATCGCCATCTGCACGAGTCGCCATCTGAAAAACCTTTCGAAAGAGAAACAGGAGGGTTGAAAACCCGGCGGCCTATCACGCAGACAGGCCGCCGGGCACGATTGCTACATCACGATCAAGCAGTCGCCATGCGGTACGCGGCGTTCTTCTCGGCCTTGGCGACGCCGAAATCGAAGTATCCGCGAACCTGGATGCCCAACTGGTTGAAGTCCACGTCGGCCTGCTCGACGGTCGGCACACGCTGACCGTTGAGGAAAGCCACCTCCATCGCAGCCAGATCGCCGGGGTTGGCACAGAGCCACCACGTCGAAGCGCTGCTGAGGTAGGACGACGACACGACCTGGTAACGACCCGCGAGCACGTTCGTGCTGGGGGCCGCACCGTTGGTGCCGTGGATGAGGGCCGAGCCCATCAGTTCCGCGGCGGCAATCTCGAGCTCCGGCGGCACGAGGAGCAGCGACGGCATCATCCCCAGGGGATTGCCGTCTGGATCCTTGAGCTTCCGGTAGGAGCTCACGGCCGTCTTCAGCGAAGACAGACTGAGAGCGTTGCCGCCGGCAGCCGTTTCCTTCGCGTAGAACGTCGCGTTGCTGTTCTGGAATTCCGTCCAGAACACGGAGTTCAGCTTCAACGCGGCCCCACGCCCCAGGCGGGTCGGGACAACGGTGAGAGCGCCGAGATCATCGTTGATGATGTCCTCGCGGCGGATCGACGAGATCCGGCCGTAGGTCTTCGCCTGGATGGTCCTGGCCTCGTCGGAGGCGTCCGCGCTCTTGAGCTCGCCGCCGGGGGCGAGTTCCTCAAATTCAAAGCCACCGTTCAGGCGAACGCCCGTGACGGCCTTGAAGTCGCTAACCGAGCGGATGGACGCGATCCGATCCCAAGTGGACTCGACAGCCGTGAAGCCAGCCAGCAGGAACTTGCCGTAGGTGGCGCTCACGACATTGCCGATCAAGTGCGACGAGAACGCATGGGCGAGCACCTGGCGGATGTTGCCCGTGTTGACACGGTTTCCGCCGTCGTAGCCGTTCTCGCGAGCGGCCTTGAGGAGCACCTCGCCGAGCGACACGCCACGCTGCCGACCGGCAGCCTCGAGCGTGCGAGCGTCGTAGTGCTTCTCGGGGTTGGCGAGGCCACCCGCGAGCGCAAGGCTCGCCTCGACGACCTGCGGGCCGTCGAGCTTCTCGACCACGTGCACCGCCGGGGCAGCCGGCCGGCTCGCGCGGATCGCACCGAGCAGTTCGGCCGTGATCTCGGCCTTGATTTCGTCCATCGACTTCTCCTTCTTGGGTTCGGCCTCAATGGCCTTCGCCTCGACATTCGGCTCCACGGCGACGCTCGCCGTGGCTTCCACCGCAGCAGCCGTGATCGGCTCCTCGGCGGGCGTCTTGGTGGCTTCGTCAGCCATGAGCACGTCCTCACTCGCCTCCGCGGCGATTGCGGCCGACGTAGCGGCGTCGGCTCCGAAAAGAACGATCGAGACTTCTCGCAACGAGGAGCCGCGAACGACGGAAATCGGCCCGGTGAAATCACGGCCGTTGATTTGCACCTTCTCGCCGGGGGCGACGTTTTCGATCTTGCCGGTGTCGGCCCCGATCGACGCTTGGAACTTGAGCCCCTTCTTCGCGAGCGACACGACCCTCTCGGCGACCGGCCCCTCGCCGATCAAATCGCCGGAGAGCGTGATTTGCTGGCCGTCGTTGGAAATAGCCGACGATTGGCCGAGCACGTTGTCGAGGCTGGCATCGTGGCCCCACAGAATCGGGATCGCCTGCCGGCTCGTATCCATGCCGGCGAGATCGACGACCAGCGGGTTGCGAGACCACGACTGCCGGATCGCCGCGCCGGTGTAGGCGACGAGCTCAAAACTCGGCAGCGACGATGATTCGCCGTCGGCGGCCTTAACCGAAAACTCGGCCTGCATGGCGAGCACCTTCGGCTGGCCGGCGGCTTCGATGCGATTCTTCTTGCGACGGCTCATGCTGACTCCTGTTGCGGTTGCTGTTGCTGCTGGCTGCCGGCAGGCGGGGGAGGGGAAATGCCCAGCGAATCCTCCATCTCGCGCTCGATCGCACGCTGGGCCAGCACTTGCCGCCAGTCCTTGCCGGCCTTCGCACACACGTCGGAGAGCGTCGTCGTGTTGTTCGCAAGGCGGGCCGATTCGGCCGTGGCTTCCTTGAGCGGATCGACGTGCTCAGAACCGTCCCACGTCCACGTCCAGTTCCACGCCGCGACAGGCGGCAGGCCGTTGGGGATGAGGCCAGGCACAAGGGCGGCCTCGTCGAACCACTTGACGAGCATGCGGTCGAGCACCGCCCGCTCGAGGTCGAGCCGCAGCGTCCGCAGGTGCTTGTGATACACCTGGTAATCCATGCGTCCCGAAGCGTAGTTGTACGTGCTTGAATTGAGGGCTGCGACGTTAAAGGGCAGATTCAAGCAGCGGGCGATTTCGTTGAGAATCGCCTTCACGAACATGTCGTATTGCGACATGGGCTGCTCGGGCTTCATCTGCGTCGGCGACCAGCCCTCCGGCGCGGCGACGATCATGCCGCGAGCCATCGGCATCGTTTCCCACGAGTCCAACTCCGCGGAGTCGCGTTGCCCGCCAGGCGTGTTCGTGTGCAGGATCGCCGCGAAATCGGCGGCTGTCTCGGCGGCAGTCACGACCGCGAGCGTGTAGCGACGGAGCATCGCGAACAGTTCGAGGGCCGGCACGATCTCGCCGACACCGCGGTGCTGGCCGGGCCGCGTCGCGTGGAACCAGTGAAACACGTCGTCGGCTTCGATCCACCGGCCCGTGTTCGTCCACGCAAATTCAATCGCCCCAGGATGGTGCCGCAGGAAGTAATATTCCGACGGGTTGCCGTCCCGGTCGAACCGCACGCCGTCGATGTTCTTTGGGTCGATGTTGCCGGCCGGATCCTGGCATTGGTCGCACTCGACGAGCTTCAAGTCGAGTTGCACACCGTCGAGTCCGCGGTTAGTGGTCGCCAACGCGAACACTTCGCCGTCGATCACGCGCGAGGTCCGCATGATGCGGAGTTTCGTCGCGAGGTCGATGGCGAGCGACCAGTCGTACACGGCGCTTTCGACAGCCCGCGTGCGGGACGGGTCAACGTCGGGGCCGAGATCAAGCTGCAGGCGAGGGCCGCTGCCGATCAAGTCGGTGGAAAGCGTCGAGACCATGCCTGCCAAATACGAGTTGTTAGCGTGCTCGTATCGCGCCCGATTTCGCAACGTGCGGCGGATCATCGGCGACAAGGCGGCGTCGGCCGAGAGTGCGTCGGCCATGCCCCAGTGCCGCTTGTTAAGCGTCGTTGTCTGCGCGGCGTCGTACCGGGCCTTTACGACCCTACTGCGAAGCGACGGCAGGATGCGACCAAGCCAACTCACCTAGTTGCCCCCGGCATTTCAAGGCGAGCGAACGACAGCCGCTTGAACGGCGAGACCTGAACTGCCCGCTGCTCCATCACGAACTTGGCGGCCGCCACCTGGCGGTCGAGCTCGTGCTGCTCAACTTCGCCGGCGTCCGTGCGGGCACGCCGGGGCTGGGCAAGGTTCTGCTCGATTGCGTCGAGAATGTCCTCGTCGGCCAATTGGCACCTCTGGATAGGGCGTTTGCGTTGCCTCTACCAGTTCAGTGTACCAATGTCCACGACCCGGTAAGGTCGCGCCCGGCCGGCTATCGGCCCATCTTGGCGAGCATTTCTGCCCGCTTCTGCGCCATCTCCTCCGGCGTGATCCGCTTCCGCTGGGCATGGCCGCCCCCGCGGGAGTCCACGCCGATCGCCGAGAGGCCCGTGTAACTAGCCGCAACCGCGCTGCCGACAACGCAATCGAGCCAGTGATTGTCGCGGCCTGGCGTGAGTCGCCATTCGTCTACCACCCGGCCCTTCGCCTCCACGCGGGTCGGGTATTCCGCGGCCAAGTGCTCGGAAAGCATGTCGTGATTGCCGGCATGCAGCGTGAACGCCTGCGGGTCGGCCGTCGGCAGTTTGCACCGAGCGGCGAAAAACCCCTTCCATGCGTTTGTGTCGTACAAGACGTGCCGGAGCCGCTGGATCGTGCTGGTGCGCCAATTGGCACCGATTCGCTCGCCGCGGTCTGGTTTCTTGTCGCTGATCGTCTGACCGGAAGCACCCACGAATCGGCCGTGGGTTGGGGCGACACGCGGCCCCCACTTCGACCGCCTCGCAAAGTCTCTGACCACGCCGGCCGTTTGTGCCCAGTTGGCGTCGATGAACATTTGCGACACGCGGAGCTCGGCATCGTCGTCCTCGCGGGCAAACGGCCGGTCGAGTATTTCGCAACCGATCCGCTCGAGGCCGGCATAGATCGCCGCGTCGAGCGAAACGCCGCCGGCCGCCTTCACCAGCGTCTTGCGTGCATCGCGAAGCGTGAAGTACGCACGGCCTTGGTCGGGGAACGTGCCGTAGGCGACGAGGTGGCCGCGTAACTGGTGGCCCCACGCACACACGGCCCAGTAGAGCACACGCTCCTGCACGTCCACGAACGCCGTCAGTGTGTCGAGGCCGCGCGGCACTACCCACCGCGGCACGTTGATCGCCCGCTGCACAAGGTCGGCGGCCTTGAGCGCCTCGGCCCGCGATTCCTCCGGCAACGGCTCGTTTTGAAACTCCGACGCAAACGCCACGTCGCCGCGGTCGATCCGCAGGTTGTAGGCATGCTGCAGGGCGCTCTCCTCGTCGTCCTGCTTGCGGGCCTCCCACGCCACGCGGCCGCCGGCGTCCATGTCGGCTCGATGCTCGCGGTAAAAGTCGGTCGCTGCCTGCACGCCGTTGCCCGATCGCTGGCCGGCCTTACGGAGATCGGTGTATTGATCCCACAGCGTCGTGTTCGTCGGCCACTCGTAGACGAGCTTCGTGCGTTGCCCCTGCCACGACGGATGCCGTTGGCGATCCAGCAGCCGGTCGGCCAGGTCGTCGGGGCACACGACCGTCACGGTGCATAGGCCGGCGATCCGACAGCCTGGGCCGGCAAGACCGAGAATCGCCCCCTTGAGCACCGCCTCGCGGGTTGCCACTTGCGACGGCGACCGGGCCGAATCGTCGGTCTGCGGGTCGTCGATCAAGACGAGGCTCGGCCGCACCTTCCGGCCGTCCGCGGCCCGCTTGGCCGACATGCCGCGGATGCGGCCGGTGATGCCTGCAACGCGGATGATGCCGCTCGACGCCTTGCTGCCGGGGATCGTCGGGAACTGCACTTCCTCAGCCGTCCACTGGATATGCGTCGGCTTGCCTTGAAACAACTGCCCCTTGGCCCGCTGATGGATTCGCTCAAGGGCCACGATCGGGTAGATCGCCTCTGGAAAATCCTCGAGCAGCGTTTCGTTCGTCTCGCATTCGACCTTGATTGAGTCGAGCATCGTCGAGGCATGCCCCTCGTCGGAGCCGATGATGCAGACAAACTCGCGATAGCCGTAAAGCAAGGCCCACAGCGCCGCCACTTCGACGAGCGAGGTTTTGCCGGAGCCGCGGGGCATCGCAAACGCGAACAGTTCGCCGTGGAGCACGGCCTGCTCGACCGCGGCGATGACTTTCAAGTGGTCGTCCGACCACGTGAGGCAAAACGTTGCCGGAAAATAACTTTCGCAAAACGTGCGGAAGCTGCCGGCCGCAGCGTCGCGGCGGGCGGGATTCACGACCGCCGGCAGCGGGCCAATGTCGCGGCCGCTTTCGGAAAGCTCGGCCTGCCGGCGGCTCGCCCTGTCCTTGTGGGCTTCGTAGCCGGCAAGTTTTTTGCTTTGCGGATCGCCGGCTGCGGTGCTCAAGTCGCCTGCTCCGGCGGCTGGGTGATCGCGTAATCCGCCACCGCCAGCGCCGCCCACAAGTGGCTGCGGATCCCGAACAGCGGGCCGGGATTTTTTTTGGTTCCCACCTCGCCGTGCTTGTCCAGCAGGGCTTGGCGAATGTTTCCGTCCTTTGCTCGCATCGTGTGGCATAAGTGCATTTTCACATCTTTGCGAAATACCAAGATGCTGGGGGCTTTGGTCGATTCGATGAAGCGGCCAATCCAGACGCACGTTTCAAACACTTCGCGACCGACCGCCATCCCGTAACTCGCCACCATTTCGCACGCAACGAAGTCGTGCAGGCCGGCCTTGTTCTCACGCAGGAGCGTCTTGAGATCGTCGTTGGGGAGTATTTCGCCGCCGAGCACGCGCCGGCCGTCGAATAGCACGTAGGCCGATTGCGTTGTGCCGGGGTCGATGGCAAGCACGATCAAGGCGATGCCTCCAACGGCCCGGTGATTCGAAGCGTCCTCGCGCGATTAGGCTCCCACGCCACCCAGCCCTTGCGGCGCAGGTAGTTGAGTTTTTGGGCGATGGCATTGGGAGACTTGGCCTTTGTCTTGGCCTCGAGCTCCCGCACTGTTGGTGCGTAGCCGTGCGTTGCTTGGAACGCATCAATCAACCGCAGCAGCCGCAGTTGCGATTTCGTCGGTGCGACCCTGCCAAACTCGTCCCGCGGACGTTCCTCGATTGCCTTCACGTCACAGCCTCCCTTCTGCGCTCGACGTGGCGGGCCGAATCACGAAACTCACCGCCAAGCATCCTGGCAACGAAAGTGCCGCGGTGATCCCGGCCGCAATACTGCCGGAGGCTCGGCGGGGTCTTGAATCCCTCGCATGCCCCCTTCTTGATCTCAGGGATCCCCATGAGGGCGTCGTCCAGCCAGCCGGGCTCTTCCAGCCTGTCCAACGCCTCTTGCGGAGGCTCCGAAGACCGCCACTGACGCTTCTCCCCCCACTCCGCGTTCCAGACCTCTCGGAGACGCCCCCACGCCTGCCTTGTCACCTCGTCCAAACCAGCCGGAGGCGGTGGAGGAGGAGGAGGAGAATAAGACATGGACATGGAAGCATCGCTGGAGCATATGCCCGAGCAATGCTCCACGCATTGCTCCGAGCATCCAGAATCGTCGTTTTCGGCCGCGAAACCGCTTTCGGGCTCCGGGTCGTCACCCTTGGCAGACCACCGTTGGGAGGCAGACTTACGAGCCCGCTCGCTCCGTTCGTGGGCTAGGTGCCGCTCGTGCTCAAGCCGGACGTTCCTTAGCCTCCCGCCACTCCCAGGCGGGAACTTTGGTTCGATCGTTTTCCAGACCTTGCCAACCCCAGGCGAGATCAGTTCAAGCCGCTTTGGGTCTTTTGGCAGACCGTCCTGCTCCCATTGGGCGACCAAGAGCGTGATGTAGTGGCCGCGTTCCTCGGCCGACCACCCAAGGGTGGCAGCCAAGAAGTCGCGGCCGAAGAAGGCAAACCAGCTAGATGCCAACGGCCACCCTCCATTCCCTTTCCGGCCTTCCTGCCGCCGACCGCACCGTGCGGCCGGTCGTGACAATTAACCCGTGGCGGCCGAGCTCCGTCAGCCGCTTGTTGACCTGGTGAGCCGTCAAGCCGCACCGCTCCGCAATCTCCGACGCACCAGCCGGCCCTTGACCAAGACTGTCAACGATCCGCTGCTGGTGGTCGGCTCGCAGCCCGCCGGCCATCCGTGCCGCGATCTTGCTCGTTACGGGATCGGCTCGCCGCGCCTGCCGCCACAGCGGAAGGTCTGGCACGTCCATGCCCGTCACCATCCATGCGTCAACCATGCGAGCCCCTTTCAGAATGGAATGTCGTCAGCCGGCATGCTCGTCACCGCCTCGCGCTTCGGAGGCCGGCTCGACTTCGGCAAGTCCTTGGGAAGCGGCTCGCTTGACGGCCGGTACTTGCTGATTCGCACGTAGGGCCGGCCGCCCTTGGAAACACCGCTGATGGTCTCGATGGAGACCGTCTGCCCCTTGAGCGACTTGCAGAGCGAATCCACTGGGTCGTCCGGCGACGGCAGGTGCACGCGGGCCGACCGGCAGACAGCCTCGACGATGTTTCGCATCTGCACGGGCACGTCGTCCCAGGCCGCTTGGTGGCCCGTCACGTCGATACGCAGGTTGAGGCAGGTGCCCTCGCTGTTGGCCGGCGACTTCTTCCATTCCACGTCGCGGATGGAAGCGTGGCCGATCGTGCCGACATGCAAGCCGTCTGGCAGGGGCGGCAGGTCGCCGGCAGGAGCCTCGCGGCCTTCGGTTTCTTCGGTCCAAAAATCAGCAAACTTCATGACTGAATCTCCGGTTTTGGTGTTTCGCCGACACGGACGATCCGCTCGGCATTTCCAGTCCAAATCTCAACGATCTCGTTCAATACACGGTCTAGGTTGGCGTCACCGCCCTTCCACGAATCAAGCAGAATCAAGCACTCATTGCGGCGGCGCACTAGGGCCGCAGCTTCCTCGTTAATTGGTCGCACACTCAGCCCTCCGCGATTCAAAGAACGCCTGCAGTTGGTTCAAGTGGTCGTTGTTAAACCGATATGCCCCGTAATGCTTGGTCGGCTTGCTGCAATGGCCGGCCTTGATGCACCGTCGCACCTTCCACTCAGAGGCTTCGTACCCGCTGGCCTTAAGGGATCGCAGCACTTCCGAGAGGCTCATGCCGTTGATCTTCGCGCCGCGCATCTCGCGCCACGTGTCATGCCACGCCATCGGATTCCTCCCCCCCGACAAGCGCCGGCGTCTGCGGAATGTGCTGGCGAATCTGGCCCCAGTCGATGTAGCTACGCTCGGCGAGTCCAACCGACCGATGCCCTAAATGGTGCTTTGCTCGGCCTGGCGAGGCGATTTCGATATGGGTCGCCCCCGAGCGTCGCAACCACTTCGAGGTGCCATCGACTCCGCAGGCAGCCACGTGCGATTTCATCAGCCGCATGGCGTTTCGCGGGCGACACGCATAGCCGAGAAGCCTGCCGTCTGGTGACAGTTCCAGCATCCGCCGGCAGGCCTCGACGCAGGCCGGCGTGAGAATCTTCTGCAGCGGGTCTCCAGTTTTGCTCTGCGTCCACCGCAGCACGTTGCTCTGCAGGTTGGATGCCCGCATCGCAAACAGATCGCCCTGCCGGGCACCGCTTTCGTAGCCGAGCAAAATCCACGCCCGCATGAACACCGACAACCTCACGCCGCTACGAAGCCGTTTCCAGCCGTAATCCTCGCACTGTGCCAGCAGTTGTTTCATTTCTGAAATAGTCCAGGCGCGCGTAGGGGGCTTTTTGGCCTTGATCCGCATAATTCCGCGAGGCGGCTCGTTGATGATGCCGCGTTCGTAGGCGTCACGCAGGAGGCCGAGCAGGATCGTCCGCTCGCTGCGAACGGTCGAATCCTTCACTTCCGTCAATCGCTGCCGGAGGTACTCGTTGATTCGCTCCACCGACAGCAGACCGGCACGGCCGGCCACGCGAAGCACGTTTTTCTCGTAGACAACGGCCACCGACCGCTGCGAGAGGTACTGCACGGCGAGCTCGAGGAAACTACGCATTGACGGCCTCGCTATCCACCATCGCCGTGATGGCCTTGAGGCGGGCGTCGATCTCGTCCTGCAAGCCTCCCCAGTCGTTGTCGGCCAGTTTGCCTTCCTGCAGCCGCTTGTCGATCGCGGACGCCAGTTCCTTCACCCGCTTGACGGTCGTGGCCGCCGCCAACTGTTCGCTCGCAACCCGCTTGGTCTCGACCTGCACGGCAGCCGGCACGTCAGCAGCCTGGCCGGCCGGCCGGTCGAACACCGTGGCGATCGACGCAAAATCCATCGGCATTTCGTCGGGCAGACCGAACCGATTCTTGGCGTCGAAGGCAGCCGAGTGTGAGGCGTGCATCACCCTCTCCTTGCCGCCGCGAGCCTTCATGCGACCGTCGGCACCCTCGACGAGTTTCGTGCGGAACGTACAGAACAGGAGCAGGTCGGACCATTCGCGGAGCAGGGGGGCCGTGTGCTTCGTGAGTTTCAGTTCGTAGCGGTCATAGCCCTCGTCCTGGTCGGGCGGGCTCGTCCGCTGAATCTTGGCATGAGCCACGAACACGACGTTCACGCCGCGGCCGATCAACTGGTCGGCCACTCCCAGCACGCGGGCAAAGTGCTCGGCCAGGAGCACGTACCCCTTCCCAAACCCGAAGTCCTCGATCGACCGCTTGCCAAACTTCGCAAGCATGGCCTCAACGATTCCGCGCTCCATCCAATCGGCCGAGTCGATCACTACTGTCTGAAATCCCTGCGGGTTTCCAACGAGGTCGTGCAGGGCACCCTCGAGCGTCATCCAGTCGGGCGTGGACACGCGGGCCACGTCCAAGTGGCTCGTGCCGTCCTCAGTGTCGAGAATCAAGGGATTCGGGAACTGCGATGCCAGCGTCGATTTGCCGACGCCCTCGGTGCCGTAGAGCACGGCCCGCACCGGGGTTCGCTGCTTGCCGCGTGTAACTTTCAACATTGGTCAACTCCTTTGTTCTTGCATGAGGATGAGCTCGGCCGCCGCCACCGACGATCGGAGGCTAAGAACAGCCGACGGCTCCACCGCATACACGCCGCGTTCGACTTGCCGCATCGTGTGCGACAGCCTTCGTGCGGCCTTCACCACTTCCACAAGCCTGGCCGTCCTGGCCGCGAACCTTCGCTCCGCGTTTGTCATCGTGAGCATGTCACTCTGCACTGTCACGTTTGGGTTTCTCCTGAATGATCCACGGGTCCACTCGATCCATGAGCTCTCCGCGAAACACACGCACCCCTTCGGCCTCAATTCCAAGCCGCACGCGGTCGCCGTCGATTCGGCAGACCACGACCGTAATCCCAAGGTCGGGGAAAACGAGCGTTTCCTCTGGCTTTCTTGTCAGCACGAGCACTGTGTCGCCTCCATGCGAAAAACTGCCGGATCACCGGCCTTGGTTCACCGGCAGCGGGCCTCGCGGTTCCCGAAGTTGCCGCGAGGCAATCGGGCGGCATCCGTCCCGCCCGCTTCCTGTGTCAAATAATTCGATTCCATTGGCGGCCCGATTGACGAGCTCACGCAGCCGGCCGACGGAGCCCTTGCCGTGCTGGAAAGGCTCGGCGGGGGCGGTTAGCAAGCAGTCGATGGCGTCGCGAACGGCCTCCAATTCGGCGATCGCCTCCACCAGAACGTCGAAATAGGCCACTGGATCGCCGGCCTCAACACGGGCATCCAAGTCGCTCTCGGCCGGCCAAGCGGCCAGCGGTGGCACTAAGGCACACCGCTGGCACGCCCGCGACCGGCGGCGAAGAAGTCTGGCTATCTGACAGATTCGAGCATGAGCTGCGTCTCGGCCTCGAATGGGCAATGCTTGGCCTGCAACCGCCACCGGGCCATGCCGGAGCGAATTGCCGCCTCCCTCTGACTCCACTTGAGTCGCTGCGCGCTCGCCTCCAACTGAATCAAGTATTCGTTGGGGTCCGGCTGGCGTTCCGCACGCACCCGTCTGCGATCCATCGCATCCATCGTGGCTACCTCCGTGTTCCAGAGGGCCAGCCGGTAGCATCCTGCGTTCGCGTTCCATCCGGCGGTCCCTCGCCTCGTGGGTCTCGTCGGCCCCAGCGGCCAACGTTGCGACGCATTGTTGCTACTGTGAAATAACTCGTCAAGAGGAGTTATTGCATTTTTGTTTTATCGTGATTCACCCGGCCTTTTTCGGCACCAGGTCGGTTAGTTTGCCACCGGCGGCGTGGGCCAGCTTAGTGGCCGCGGACAACGTGGGCTCGGAGAGTCCGACCATCCATCGCCAGATGGTGACGTTGTTGATCCCGGTCGTCTTGGCGAGATCGTTTCGGCTGATGCCCTTGCGGACGAGGAGGTAGTCGAGCCGCTGGCCGAACGGAGAGAGCTTCTTCTCGCGCGGGCGACCTCCGGCGTGACGTGTCTTCTGTGAAATCCTCACCATTTGCTGCCCTCCGTGAAACCATACGGAGCGATTTGACTCGACGCCAAAACGCCCGTAGTGTGCTTGTGAACCGACAACTACGACCGAATACACCCCGCTGGGCTCGAACCAGCAACCTTCGGTTCCGTAGACCGATGCCCTACTACGAGGGGTTACACCCACGGCGCAAGGTGCATCGAAAATGCCGATTTTGAGGGGGTTTTGACAGTTTAGGGGGGGGGGGGCAATATGGCGGCTTCGGTTCGCATGATGTGTAGCGCGAATTTCTACTAGAACCGAAAAACACCTTGATTCCACCAAATGCACCATGTTCCGAAACCCACACCCCGAAACCATCGGCGGCTATGTCGAGCAGTACGGGCTGTTCCATGCCTGCCGGCCTGAGACCGTTCGCCAGTACCAGATCGCTGTCAAAATTTTTGAACGGTGGGCCGGCGGGCCTGTGAGGCTCGACGAGCTCGACGCCATGAGCGTGTCTCAATGGCTCCGCGATTACGCCGCCACGGGCGTTGCCCCGGCGACCGTCCGTAGCAAGCGAAACCTCATTCTGGCGATTTGGCGTGCGGCAGCCGACGACGGCCTGTGCGACCTGCCGACCAAGCGGGTGCGGTCAGTGCGGGTGCCGTACAAACCGCCGGACGCCTTCACGGCCGACGAGGCTTTGCGGCTAGTGAACTCTTGTGCAGTTCTCCCGCGATGGCATCCATGCGGCCTACGCCGGAGCGATTGGTGGAGGCTGGCGATCATGATGGCGTGGGATACGGGGGTGCGGGCCGGCGACCTGTGGAGGATGCGGTGCGATCAGATTTCCGAGTCTGGCCTGGTTGTGCTATCGCAGAGCAAAACGCTTTACGGGCACACGGCCCAGCTTTCGCAGACTACGTTGGCCGAATTGCGCCGGTCGCTCGAGCTCGTCCCGCGGGATCTGGTCTGCCCGTGGACAGCAACGAGGGAAACTTTCGACCGACAGTTTCTATTGATCGTCGTTAAGGCCGGGGTGAGGCCTGGCACGTGGAAATGGCTACGAAGCGGGTCCGCAAGTGACGTAGAGGCCCGTTTTCCAGGCCAAGGAGCCCGTCATTTGGGCCACAAACCCGGTTCAACCGTGGCCGCAAAGCACTATTTTGACCCAAGAATCGTGCACAAAACGATCTATACACCGACAGAACTGAAGGCCGACAAGCCAAAAGAAAAGGATTGACATAGATCAAGCCGGTCGAAAAACTTCGTTTTTGGCCGGCCGGCGAAAGAAAGTTTGTTAGGTCATGTGGC